AACGTTAATAAGCAGCTTTCAACACTTGTAGCAACAAGTGGCGTAGGTGTTAACAACGACATAATTCAAACTTCTGTTAAAGCCAATATTACCCTTGGGTCATCTTTAGGCACTACAAGTATAAGTAATACTAAAGCCAATGTAAGTAAAACTTTAACAGGTGTGGCTGGTACTAGTGTAGCAGACTGGCGTGATGACGATTCAAACATACCAAACGGCATATATAGGGCTGCAGAAGTTGTTTTTCTAAACACAGACTTTAGAAGATCAGCAACAGTAAATGTTGTACCCTATAAAGAATATAAAGTATATATAAGCAAGTAAGGATTTCTTATGGCATATAAGTGGCCTGATTTAGACCCAGACGAAGTTGCAGATTTCAGCGTAGACTGGTCACGTTTCTTAGGAACAGATACGGTAGCAAGCGTTGTATGGTTAGCTAATGACACTCTACTAGCAACCAATGTTGCTTTAGGTGGTGTTAACGGTGATTTAATTTTACTACAACCAACCAACACAACTACAGTAGCAACTGCTCGTTTTTCAGGTGGTGTAAACGGAACAAGGTATAAGATTACCTGTAGGATTACTACAACAGGTAGTAAAACTTTTGAAAGAAACATCTTTCTAAAGGTTAGGAGTAGATAATAATGGCTTATGATTTTATTGGCCTAGTTAATGATGTTTGTGGCAGACTTAATGAGGTTAAACTAACGACTACTAACTTTGCAACAACAACAGGTTACTACACTTTTGTTAAAGAAGCTGTTAATTCTTCTATAAGACACATACAACAAGAAGAGTTCGAGTGGACTTGGAATCACATAGAACAAGAGTTAACATTAGTTGCAGGTGTGTCTAGAGAATCTTTTCCTGCAGATACTAAAACTATAAACATGCAATCCTTTAGAATAAAAAGAGATGATACACTTGGTAATGGAACAGAGTATCTAAAAGAAATAACATACGAAGAATATTTAGAGAAGTATGTAGATCAAGAGTACGACTCAAATACATCTAATAGGGGCTTGCCTCGAATGATTGTACGTGCGCCTAGCAGAGAGTTTATACTAGTACCTGAACCTGATAAGGCTTACACATTAGTTTATGAATATTATAGCCTTGGGTTTGATTTAGCCTCACATGATGACGTACCACAAATACCAGAACCTTATAGACATGTAATTATAAATGGCGCTATGTACTACGTATACCAGTTTAGAAATGATGCACAAATGGCTAACATGTCTTTGCAAATGTTTGAAGATGGTATAAAATATTTAAGATCTTTACATATAAATCGTTACAAAGAAATAAGAGATAGAAGAGTTACTTTTTAATGGCTACAGGCTGGAATACATTTCCCATAGAATTTAGAGGCGGTTTAATCTCTAACATGAGTTTGCTACAGCAAGGAACTAATGCTGTTGGCTCTGCTTCTACTTTACAAAACTTTGAGGTAGATAAAGAAGGCGGCTATAAAAAAATAAAAGGCTATTCTAAGTTTACCACTACGACAATTCCTGGTACAGGTGATACATTAGGTATCAAAGTAATATCTAATGCAAGACTAATAGCTGCTCGTAAAGTAAATGCTGCTACTATAACAGCAAGACAAACTGCTACAGCAGATGTAAACGGAGCTATATCATCTGCCACTGCTCTTGTGCTAGATAGAATAAGAAGCCATACTGGTAAGTCTGGAACTAATACATCAGGTTCTGGAACAGGTGGTACATTTAATATTACTAATACTAACACAACTTATACAGCAGCAGTAAATGCTGCAGGTTCTGGATACGCAGTAGGCACAACTATAAAGATACTCGGTACAGATTTAGGTGGCACTTCAACTACAAATGACGCAACAGTTACAGTTGCTAGTCTAGCACCTAATACTTATGTAAATCCAACGCAGTCTAGTTATAGTGGATCTGGAAGTAGTGCTACTTTTAACATTACCAAAACAGGAACTACATACACTGTAGCTATTACTGCAGCAGGTTCAGGTTTTACAGCTAATGAAACACTTAAAGTAATAGGTACACTGTTAGGTGGTGCTACTACTGCTAACGATGCAACCATTACAATAACTACAGTAAATGGATCAGGTGGTGTAACAGGTGCTACAATAGCTGGTACAGGTTTAGCAGACGCTGTTGGTGCTATAGGAACAATAAGCATAACTGGTACTGGTACAGATCTAGGAACTATACGAGCAGGTATGCATGTAACAGGCACAGGTATTGCTGGTTCTGTGACCGTGGCTGCTGTAACAGATCAAAACAATATAACTCTTTCGTCTGCTCAATCTTTATCTGATAATACAACTCTTACATTTGGAGATCTTGCTGCTGCAGATGAAAACAAAACTGCTTATTACTACAGCACTGGTACTGATTGGGTATTTACTGCTGTTAGTACAAACACAAACGGTGGTAAAGTAAATCACGCTGAGTTTAATTTTGATGGCACTGATAAGATTGTTTTTGTTGATGGTACAAGCTACCCTAGTATATATAATATATCAAATAATACACAAACAAATCTGACAGCCGCTAGTGCAAACATTAATACAGACGTGTTAGGGGCAGAACGTGTAGTAATATTTAAGAACACAGCTTTCTATACCAAAGATAATAAACTTTTCTTTACAGCACCTTCTACAGTAGATAACTTTGCAGTAGCTGACGGTGCAGGTACTATAAACTTGGCACATGATACTACAGGACTAGTTGTCTTTCGTGATCAGTTAATTGTATTTACTACGGATACTGTAAGTAGACTAACAGGTAGTTCTTCTGCAGACTTTTTATTACAGCCTATTACAGAAAACATCGGATGCATTGATGGTGATACAGTTCAAGAAGTTGGTGGTGATATAATGTATCTAGCTCCTGACGGACTAAGACTATTATCTGCTACTGATCGTATTGGTGACTTTGCATTAGATATTGCCTCTGATAAAATAAAAGAAGATGCCTCTTCATTTTTAAGTGGAGCAACTTCATACAGTTCTACTGTATTTAGAGAAAAATCACAATATAGAATATTCTCTTACAATACATCTATACAATCTTCTGCTGCAAAAGGTTTAATTGCTACTAAAAAATCTTCTCAAGGCGCAGCAGGTATTGAGTGGTCAACTGCTAAAGGAATAAAAGCTAATGTAATAGACAGTGTGTATAATTTAACAAACGCTGCAGAGACAGTAGCTTTTTCAGGAAGTGATGGCTACGCATATATACTAAATTCAGGTAGTACTTTTGATGGCTCAAACATTGAATCTATTTTTCAATCAGCCTTCATGCCTATAAATGATCCACAGGTTAGAAAAACTTTTTATAAAGCAGTTTTATTTATAGACCCAGAGGGTACTATTGACTTAGACTTTGATTTAAAGTATGATTTTGAATCTACTACAAGAAACGATACATTACAACCTGCTACTATAAATATAGCAACACCTTCAACTACTACAGTTTCTTTCTTTGGTGCTGGTACAAACTTTGCAGCATCAGGGGGTGGCACATTTGGTGGCACACTAGAAAAAGTATACCCTGTAAATGTTATAGGATCAGGTGATACAGTAGCTTTACGTATTACAGATACAACATCAAATCCCTCTTTTACATTAGACACATGTGTTTTAGAATACAAACAAAATGACAGGCAATAAGGAACAGTAATATGCCCAATGGATACACTAGACAAGATACTACAGGAGCATTAGCTAACGGTCAACCTATTGATGCTGATTTGTTTAACAATGAATACAATGCAATAGAAAGCGCAATGAACGCTTCTACAGGTCACAACCACGATGGTACAACTGGCGGTGGTGCTACTATCAATAAGGTAGGACCATCAAATGAATTAGAAGCAGATTCTTCTGCAGTCTTTCCAAAAGTTAATAACCTAATAGATCATGGTAAAACAGCATTGCGCTGGAAAGATGGTTACTACTCTGGTACAGTATATGCAGAAGATGTTGCTGTAACTGATGACCTTACTGTAGGTGACGATCTAACTGTAACTGGTGATGTACAATTTGGTAACTTGACAGACGGCTCAATAACTATTGATAGCTTTGTAGACGAAGATAATATGTCTTCTGATAGTGCTACAAAAGTACCAACGCAACAGTCCGTTAAAGCATATGTAGATTCTAAAACAAACAATTCTTCAGGAACAGTTAACACTGGTAATGTAGATCTTGGTGGCGGCTCTGGTGCTGGATGGGTAATATATCAATCAGGTACAGACTTAAAGTTTAAGTATAATGGTGTCGATAGATTTAAGTTAACCTCTGCAGGTGCTTTGACTGTAGAAGATAACGTAACAGCTTATGGAAGTGCATAATGTCTTTACCTGCATCAGGAAACTCTCTGTCTCTTAACCAACTTCATGTAGAAGCAGGTGGTACTAGTGAAACAGAGTGTTCCTTAAACGATAGTGACATTCGTGATATTATAGACGTGTCTGCTGGTGGTTCACAGAATATTCAACAATATTTTGGACAATCAGCCGCAGCATATTACGATGCTAGTGGTGCAGTTAGTGGTGAAGCACCTGATGGTGGTCCATACTATACATTAGTAACTTCAGCAACTACTAGTACGGTTTTAGCCTCTGGCACGTATAACTTTGTAATGGTTTCACGTGGAGGTACTGGAGGTGGTAGTGCATCAAGTATAGCCCTTTGGCAGATAGTACTTGATGGCTCTGAAGGTTGGTCTTTTACACCAACAGCTTCAACAGGGGCTGGCAACTATACAGATTGGCAGATTGTTGGAGATAGCGACACTTTAGTAAGAGCGCAATCTGGTACAGACAGTAGTGCCTCAACTACATCAGTAGGAACAAAAGGATCAAGTGCAAGAATAACAAAGTATGCAGCAAGAATTGGCGGTGCAGGTGTTGCAAATAATGGCTATTCAAATGGTGGTGGTGGATCAGTAGACTTTTTTAATCTGTCTGACAAAGCACGACTAAATGGAACTGCTGATACCGTAGCTGCAGGATATGGTACTGCTCCAAGCGGAGGTCATATTAAAGAAACTGGCAACCCTGCATCTGGTACAAAATGGCTTACAGGCATAGCCGATACTGCTTTTGGTCAGGCTGCTGGAAGCTATGGACAATTTACAACTGCTGGATCATACTCTATTGGTGGCGCTAATGGGCATAACCCTTTTGGTGGCGGTGGTGCTGCATCAGCTAATAACTACGGTGCAACTGGTAATGTTTATATATCTTTAAGTAATCTTGGTACTGGAGGCTATGGTGGTGGTGGAGCGTACTCAAGGCAAACATCTCTTTGGAATCCAAAGGCTCTATCATTTGCGGGTGGCGCACCTGCACTATGGTACTTAAAGGTAGCGTAATAATGACACCTGAAGAATTAGAAGATATGCTAGATCGTGCAGCCAAACGTGGAGCTACAGCAGCCTTGCGTGAAGTAGGACTACATGATGACGATGCTAGAAAAGATATATCAGAAATGCGTAACTTATTAGAAGCATGGCGTGATACACGTAAAGGTGTTTGGTCAACCATAGTTAAAATGTCAACCGTAGCAATTATAACATTCATTGCCGCATCATTGTGGATGCAAATAGGGAAATAAAATATGGCTCAGAAATTTGTAGGGTTTAAGCCTGAAACAATACAGAATAAAATATTACCAGCGTTGGGCTATAATGGACCTACTGATGAAAAGTCTATCAACCTTTTCTTAGCAGCCAATCCTTCAGCAGCAGCCAAGATGGGTAAGTACACTATGGCAGCTAGGCAGATGGTTGAGGGTAAGCCTATCAATGCAGCACCCGGAGTAATGGTAGCACCCGGAGTTTATAGTTCTACACAAAAAAGTGGTGTTACATATAATCCTGGATCATCTGGACCAGTAAGAATCCAAACCACACCTCAACAACGTCAGGCTGTTATGGCTAGAAACACGCAGCAGCGTAGCAGCAGTAATTCTAGTCCACCTGTTTATACTGCACCAGTAGCACCTGTAGTAACACAGCCTGTAGCTATACCTACAACATTAGCAACTAGTCCTGCAGCAGCAGTAAATGCAGGTGTTACTAACTATACTGCAACATCGCCAACATTTCATCCAGGTTTAACTACTACACCTTCGTCAACGACTGCATCCACAGGAGTTATGACAGGAAGCCAGACTACTAGAGCGATACAACAAGATCCTACTAAACCTGTAACAACCGCTAGAGTTGTAGCTGGTGATGGTGGCGCTGGTACTCAAGTAGATCCTAATGCAGGTAGTGCAGGATCAGCAAACCTTGCACAAGTTACAACTGCAACACCTGCAGGACAGGCTGTAGCTTCTCCTCAAACACCTGCTGGACAAGTAACACCTGCAACGTCAACACCTGCAGTACAGGCTTCTTTAGCAGGACAGACAGCAGCACAAGGCACAGTAAGTCCTGAAGCTCAGATGGCGGCTGCTCAAGGTGATCCTGCACAACTAGCAGCATTACAGTTAGAAGCAGCGCAGTTAGCCCAAGCACAAACAGTAGACGCTCCTTTGCCAATGGAGATGACTACAGATCAAACTATTAGTGGCTCTGCTGTAGATCAAAGAAGAGTAGGTCAAACTTTTGGTACAGGTGAAATACAAGCGGCTACTGTTCAAGATGAACTAGGCGACTTAATGCAAGACTTTGATCTTGAGAGAACACCTCCTTGGGCAGCAGGAGCTATGAGGTCAGCAAATGCAGCAATGGCTGCACGTGGGTTATCATCATCTTCTATGGCAGGTATGGCTATAGTACAGGCAGCAATGGAAGCAGCCCTACCCATCGCACAAATGGATGCATCTAACAAACAACAGATGGCTCTGATGAAAGCAGAACAACGTGCTAAGTTTATGGGCATGGAGTTTGACCAAGGATTTCAAACTAAAGTAAAGAATGCAGCACGTATATCTGAGATAGCAAATGTTAACTTTAGTGCAGCACAACAAGTAGCACTAGAGAACGCTCGTATGGCTCAGACTGTGGACTTAGCCAATCTAACAAACAGACAAGCTAAGATTATGTCTGACGCAGCAGCTATGTCGCAAATGGATATGGCTAATCTAAATAACAGACAGCAAGCAAATGCACAGAACGCTCAAGCTTTCTTGCAGATGGATATGTCTAACTTAGATAACGAACAACAGATGACTATGTTTAAGACACAAGCAAACGTTAGTTCTATCCTAAGTGATACTGCTGCTGATAATGCTGCGCAACAATTTAATGCAACATCACAAAATCAAACTGATCAGTTCTTTGCAGGACTAGCGACACAGGTATCGCAGTTCAATTCAGAACAAGAGAATGCTATGTCTCGCTTCAATGCAGGTGAAACAAACGCATTGTCACAGTTTAACTCAGCACAAGAAAATGCACGTGATCAGTTCAACGCACAGAACCATTTAATAATACAGCAAGCAAATGCTAGGTGGGCGCAATCTATAACTACTGCAGAAAATGCAGCACAAAACCAAGCTAACAGAGATGCAGCTATGGTAGCTAATAACTTAACTAGAGCAGCCTATGATGAAGCTTTACAAAGAGAGCGAGATATATTAGGATGGGCTTGGAAGTCTGGGGAAAACGCAGCCGAAAGGAATAACTCTATTGCTACCGCTAGAATCTCTGCTTCTGGTGATGGTAGTGATGGTGGAAACGCCTTTGAAAAAGGATTTGGAAGCTTCGCAGCTAAACTCACAGAAGCAGCACTTACAAACATCTTCCTATAAAAGAGTAAAAAGTAACATGGCAGATTATGATTTTGAAGCATGGGCGCAATCAAGAGTAGCGTCTAGTAAGCCAAACCCTAACCAGCAAGCTGCTGCAAGTATGCGATCAGTAGGAATAGGTGGACTTGGTGGCAGAACTACTACGTCTGCTGCACAAAGGATTCAAGATCAATTTAATATGTTTCGTGATGACGATAACAGAGGTAGCACGTATGATTATATACCTCAAACAGTTACGTCAGGTTTAGGCACTCCTTTATCTTTTGTAGAGAAAGAGAAGAAAGACGATAGAAACTTAGACCAAAAGATATATGATGGTATGAAAGCTTTTGGTGCTAGGTTGTTTCCTCCAAAAAAAGAGTCTACTTCTGACTACGTATTAGATGTATATGAAACCAGTCCTATGTTTAGAATACCTACTGTGCCTGAAGTTACAGAACTAGGCATAGAGAAAAGCTTTGAGCAAAAGATGCAAGAAATGTTTTCTGGGCAAGGGCAGAATGTATACACTCCTGAGATAGAAGGTACTGGCAGCTATGATGAAGTACCAGCGCCAAACACTAACAAGAACTTAATGCGAAACCGTATTAACAACATTCTAAAAGATGTCATAGCTCCAAACAGTAAAGAGTATGAGATACAGAAGGGTGATACTCTATCCGACATTTCACTACGAGAAGGTGTTAGTGTAGATGATCTTGCAAAGGTAAACGAAATAGAAAATCCAAACATGATACTTGAGGGTGGAACTCTTATTATACCTGAAGCTCAAGAGATGGAAAAAGCAAAAGAGTATGTACTAAGAGTTACTACTAGGGGTGATGAAAACTTAGTTGATGAAACAGATCCAGAGCGACAGTTCTATCAGTCTGGTGTGCCTATGGATCAGAGAATATTTGAACCAGAATCCCCTTACTTAGATAATCAACCACAAGAAAAAGAAGGGTTGATGTCTACTGAGAAATCATACTTTGCTGACATCAATACCAATCCTATAACAGGTACTGACGAATCATACTTTGGTGACATCACAGG